AAGTTTCTGCTCGAAGCCCAATCTGCCGTGATAGCCGCGTAGCTCTTCGCCCATGGCCTGGATGCGTCCGGCTGAGCCTGAAACGAACAGACCGGTCGGCACGTGCATGATGCTGGCCGAACCTGCAAGCGTGCGTGCCTCGATGCCCGGCGCCCAGATCACGTCAAGCTGGTCTTTGCGGTAGCCAATGCCGGCGGCCAAACGGAATTGCCCGGCTTCTCCGGTGCCACGAATGGCAACGTCGTAGGTGTCCTGATCGCTGATCGAGGCCGAAAGGCTGATCGGCATCTCGGTTGGCGATTGCCATTTTACCAGATCGCGCCTGCCGCCGTCGAATGATGGAACCAGCTTGAGGCCGGGTGCGAACGTGTCGATGGCCGGTGACAAGTTGAGCGCCGTGGCGGCGATGTTCGCGTTGCTCAAGTCTATTTCGGTGATTGAATCGGTGGCAACGCTGGTCTTGCCGAGCCAGATCGCGCCGACGGTCTTTGACTTGATGTAGAGCGCCTGATGGCGAATGCTGATGTCATCACCAGCGCCGAATTCCATCACAAAGCCGGCTGACCAGTCCTGATTGATTTTGCCCGAACCTTCGAAGCGCACGCGGCTGGTGCTCAGTTCGTTGTTGCCGATGATGCTGGTCTGCGGAACGCTGGTCAGGCTTTCCGACAGATCGTGGAATAGCACCGCCTGGTTGACTTGGCCGGACACCGTGAGGCTCATCTTGCGGTTGCCCTTGCGGGCTGTGGTGGCCTCGAGTTCGGCAATGCGCTCTTCAAGATCTGCACAGCACCCAGATGGTGCATTGCCTCCGAGGTCAGAGGCCTTGGCTTGTGACCCAATCGCCAGCACGGCGGCAAGGGCCACGGACGTCATAGTGCGAGTGATCATTTCGCATCAAAGCTCCATGGAGTTGATAATGGACGCTGACTGACGCGATACGAATGATCCCGATTATCACCTGTTCGGGGGCTTGACTGTGGCCGGAATGCGTATTCCCCAGAGATGCGGCACGAGAGACACAGTTATTCCCGCTCTGCTTCTTGCCCTAGACGCTGGAGTTTGCACAGGGCTTCTTCGTGCTGCAAAATCTCACGCTGCCGCACACTCATCCCATCAAGCATACACTCCGGGCCGCGCCATAAGACTAGCCATGCCCAATAAAGTCGCCTCATGATTCGCTTATCCTATGCCGCTTCGACTTCCGACAATGGCATCTTGACCGGGTGAGCCTTACCGAACAGTTCCAGGATGAATTTACCTTCGTTGCCGGATATTTCCAGAAGTTGCGCCTCGTGTCCGGCAAATCCGCCTTCTCGGACACGGATGGTATCGCCCGGCTTGAGGGATTTTGCACCGGGCAGTGATGCCGCCTTGGCGTGGTGAATGCCATAGCAGCGTTCCAGTGCCGCCGGCGGGATGACCGCGGGCCAGCCTGATCTGGTCAACACGCCATAGACCCATGGCTGATCGAACAGGCCCCACCATCTAGGCGCCTTCGCAAAACCTGCCACCACGTACCCCGTCATAAGGGGCTGCCGGCGCTCTACGGCCCGCTTACGGCCGCCTGATCCCTGTTTGACGATCTTGGTCTCAGTCGGGACGAAGGCGATGCAATCGAAGTAGGGCAGCAGCTCAATGGCGCGGGCGATCTTTTGCGGATCGCAGCGCAGAATATACCACTGCCTGACACCGCCTTTTCGGGCGGCTTCGATCGCGGATTCGTTTTGTGTTTCCCAGGTCATGCTCAATCTGTCTCCGGCGGTTTGCACGCCACTGCACGCAATCTGCACCTGTGTCTGTAGACGCCTGCACCACCAACGGCCTCCAACGTCTTGCTGGTCAGCGTTTCTGATGTACTCCTGGCACATTCAAACTTCGGCGACCGGGCGAATCTCGCATCTGCATAGCGTTCGCCAAGCTCAAATTTGACTTCGCCGTGATAGGCCGCCCATGCGCTTTCACGCGCCCGTTGTTCATTCGCCTTGATGTCGCCGGTCACATGGAATTCCCGCGAACACACGAACCCGTTGAGCTTGCGAAACGTGGCGCCCTTGACGCGAGGCCGGGGCTTATGGCGCCGCTTATGCTTGACGATTGCGCGCGGCGGAGCCGGCTTGCTCCACTCGCTTTCTGGCCAGTCTGCGGCCCGTGCCGGCGCGAATATCACAAGCGTCAGCAGGACGCACATGATCGCGCCTGTTATAGTCGTCACCACTGCTTGCTGGAATGTCATTCTTCGCCCCCCTCATCGAATGCCATCATTCGTGATTTGCATCGGTCAAGCAACCAATTGACTTCAGGCCCGCCCGCAATACTGCTCGCCATGTATTCGCTGCCGTCTTTGCCGTAGCCAATGACCACCACGCCGTCCAAATCTGCATTCAGAGCCTCTTGCAAGACGCGCTCGGCGGGCAAGTCGAGTGTCGTAACGACTGGCAGATTGATAACATTGTCGGTCATATCATGCGCCTCACTGGCTTTTGCTTTTTCGATTTCCGCTGACGTATCTTCGCCGATGCGTCCAGTCGCGGGTCTACTACATTGACCAAGCGGGGCTTGCCGTCCTTGTCCTTAACCATCTTCATGTTGCGGGGGAGCTTCATAGCTTATGCCCCGCCATCAGCAACGCATCCTTTGCCGCCCAGCAAACCGCACACACCATCAGGATCAGGCCAGCGCATGTGTGGCCTATCAACCAAGCATCACGGCTCCAGGTCATTACCGCCGCCAGGATCATTGCCGGGCCAAGCAGGAATGCCAGAGCGTGAGGGATGAAAGGGTGGATCATGATAGCCACCCCAAAACATACAGCGCACCAATGACAGCCAAGCCGCAAAACATTAAAGCCGCGCATGCAATCAGCACATCAAGCCAGAGCCCTTCGTTGTCTTCTGCATCCATGATCCGTCGATGCTCTGGCGTTGGACGTTGGCGTTGCTTTAATGTCAGATTGCTCATTCGGCTGTCTCCAGTATTGGCATTTCCAATTGACCCTTGTTTACCTTCCACTGTTCTTTGCGACGGCGCATCAGATCCAGATACTTTTGATACGCATCGCTTTTGTGCTGCGAAAACCCTAGCCCCTTACACCAATAATCATTTCTCAACAGCGCCTTGCATATCCGACGCCACGACGGCGCCTTACGCTGCGCCTCCATTTCATAGTGCGCTTCATCTGGCAGGCCATCTGGATAGTCACGTTCCATATGCCACTTTTGGAATAGGAGTATTTTGTTTTGATATTGCGTCTTCGATTGCGGCGGCATGCTTTCCAGCAATAGGTGTGCAAAACTTTTCCAAGTATGGCCGGGCGGCTTTGCTATTTTTCTATAGCCCGTCATGTTGCCCCACTCTTGCATGTACAGAGCACCACCATTCGCCCCATTCACACGTGCCACCACTCTAGCCCACGTCTCAGGCTCCACAATGTGAAACAACCATAGGCCCTTGCGCTGATCATCGCCGTATGGCTGACAAATTCTCATGTGCCCATATGGCACGCCCGCCATGTGCATTCTATCGTACAGCTTGTTATACGGCTTCTTTTTGTTTTTTGAATGCCAGAGCCACAAGTCTTTCGTTGCCCAATCGTAAATTGGATACACGTTGTAAACGTTTTCAGTTACCCGCGTTGTCCATTGCTTCTTGTCTTTGGTCTGCTTCCTGATGCTAGCTATCGTCCTAAATCGATGCAAACTCTCATCCGCACGAATACCAACTAGGCATGCACACTCCTTACCCTTCGCATACCATTCCCCGAACAACGGCACAAACTCTTCGAATTCCATACCGGGCTGAAAGAAGTCGAAATAGTCACAATCTGTGATTGCATCTTCTGGCGGTTGCCTGATCCATATATCTTCTTTGCCTTGCTCCCAGCACAGCCATTTTGGTTCATAAACCGAAACGGCATTACGGAGCGCGATAGGCAAGCACACCCAATACAAATCTATGTTTGCACGATATTCATCAATGCATTGCCGTAGGTTTTCGATGGTCAGTTTGTATTGACCCTCAAGGTCCACAATCAACACACCAACATTGCGCTTGCGCTTCACTGCTTCCGTCATGACCAGATGAAGCATTACCGTGCTGTCCTTGCCACCGGAGAACGACACATACACCTTTTCGAAATTGTCAAACGTCCAACGTATCCGCGACTTAGCCGCTGTCAGAACATCATCAGATAAGTACACCTTGCCCATTGTACACCTCAGATTCGATTTTCCATTCGCTGTAAACCTGATGCGCTACAGCGTTCGCCCTGCATTGCTCATCCATGGTCAACACGTGCCAAGCCTTCTTTGTTACCCAGTTGGGCACTCCGAACTCGAAGCAGCATGCGGCGTGGCCCAACCATGGCACCCAAGCGCCAGCGTTCTTTGTAAAATAATGATTGGCTGAACATGACCAATTTTCCGCTACGTGCTTCATCGCTTCATAAAGCCCATCACTTCGAAGCAGTTCCGCACTCTGCTCAATACCTCTTGTCCATTCATCGTAATTTGCTCGATACAAACCAGCCTGGAAGCATTCCCAATCCTCATATGGCAGCTTCATCAATATCCCCCTCGTGCAATTCATCATCTTCTTTTTTCGTTAGTTCCGCTTCCCATGCTGCCGAGAACTGTTCATTAGAAAACGCATCAGCTATACCACTGATTTGCGTTAAACGCAGAACTTCGTCCTCATCCATTCCCAGTTGCTTACCGATTTTTTTGTCTGACCAATTACGTCTCTTCAATTCGAGAACGATTTCCGACATGCTATCAACGCGATGCTTGCCACGCGCTCGATTGTGCCGGATGGTGGCAGCCATCCGATCGCCTTTGTCATTCCGATTGTCTCGGATAGCTACAATTGGCAGGTATCCATGCACCCGCTTCCCGACGTCCTCACACTCTTTCCCAACGCGATTGCGGTGAAATCCGTCAACCACCTCGAACTTTTCATCGTTCGGAAATGTTACGATCGGCTGAGTGTAACCATCTGCCATGATCGACAGTCTCAATAGCTCCATTTCCGGCGGTGCTACAGAGTTTGGATTGTAGTCATTTGCAAAAACGTCATCGCCTTTTACCCATTGCACGCAATCGACAGGTTCATCGGAAAACGGGCTGTACTGGCTCAGCTCGGCACGAATGGCGTTGATGATCTGAACCCGTTCTTCCAAGTTGTATTTATCGATCTCTGTGAACCATTTTTTCACACGCATCAGCAACAATGCTGGTTCCATTTCATCATTCATTACACAAACTCCTCAGATCAGGATTGAGCGAGTAGACCGGCTCTGCGCCCTGCTCTCGCAATGCTCTACACTTCTTGCACAGACCGGCAACGAAGCGGTTTTCAGCCGTCAGGTGATCATGGCAGAGCTGGCAGTGTGTGCGGGCGTGGTTGGTCCGGCGGGTCATTCCGCTGCCTCGTCTTCATCTTCCTTCGCAACAAATTCCATCCGCACAGGATCAAGCCCAAATTCCACACGCGCCTTGCTGTACTCTTCGGTCAGATCGTAAATCCAATCGCGGATCACATCCATGCGCCACAGATCGCCTTCACGCTTGATCTCGGCCGGCAAGACAACCTCACCCTCACCGCTATCGAAATTTGCCCGTAAGCCCTGCACATACCTCATTCTGACACCTCGAATAGTTCCTCTTGATCGGACGGCAGCGGCGGCAGAACACGGTATTGCCAGATGCCGCCGGCCAGATACTCACGCTCGACGCGATAGCTGCCGTTGCGCTCTTTGCGCAGATCGCGAAGGCGCGCGGATATGCTGGCTTCCGGTTCTTTCGTGAGATGTGAAATCTCAGCCAATGTCCGCCACATACCATCACGCATAACCTCGAACACCACCCGCGCCTGCCTGCTAAGACGTTCGCCGTCGCGGGCTTCGTCGTATGTGTCACCGCTGAATTTCATCGCAAATCCCTTATCGCGTTGCATGACGGATCACAAAACAGCGTAACCACGTCAGTTGGTCCATTGCGGTTTTTGGCTATCATCAACTCCACAGAGTTCCGGCAAGCGTCCAAATTGGTTTGGCGCTCGATTTCCTCTTGCGTGCCTGCATCGCAGCGCATCCGCTCCAGGTAATATGCCGGGCGATAGGCAAACGCGACTACGTTTGCGTCTTGCTCAAGATCCCCGCTATTGCGCAGATCGCCCAACGTTGGACGCTTGTTTTCACGCTGCTCGACTTGCCGGTTAAGCTGGCTCAAAGCCATCACGGCACAGTCGAGGTCTTTTGCTAATGTCGCCATGCCGTCACTGATTTCGCCGATCTCAGCAACCTTATTGCCGCTGTAGCGATTGGATGGTCTGACCAATCCCAGATGATCAACAACCAGCAAATCAAGTCTTTGACCGGAGCGCTCGAATAACGCCGCCTGCTCGCGAGCGCGCGATGCTATCTCAGCGATCGAAAGGCCGCGCTTGTCGTCAATCACAAACGGCAGCGCTTGATAATCAGCCTTGGCTTTCATCCAGCGCCGCACCTCGTTTTCGGTGAGGTCTGCCGACATGCCACGCTGATATGGGATTGGCGTATCGCGTGTATAAGTCAAATCACTCAGGCTGCGCATGGCGATCTCTTCGGACGACATTTCCAGAGAAAACATCATCACGCCCGCGCCCTTCGATGACGTGCGAAGCGCGGTCGATGCCG